CCATCCCATTTTGTAGTGATGCCGTACTTTGCTTCAACTTCTTGCGTAAAGTCAGATAACCTTTGTAATGCTGCTTCTTTTTTCAACGCTTCTATTTCAGCTTCTTGTTTTTCAATAATGGTTACTAAATCCCATTTATCAACAATCAATCCGTTCTTTAGCTTTTTGCGTAACAGTTTGGCTTCAACCATTTTCTTGTGCCTTTCTTAGTATTGCTCTAGCAAACTTATGCCAATCAAATATGGTGCAATCTTCACTAATCCAAAACTCATCACATAAAGCAAGCTCTTGTATTTCCTCATCTGTTAGTTCTTTTACTGGATGAACATTGCGATATGCTTGTGAATAAACACCCTCACCATTAGCAATAAATTGATAGCATGGATTACATAAATCGCCTGTAAAACCGCCTTCATTTTTATGGTTTTCGCAATCTTTCACAACGCATTTTTTTTCTTTTACTGGATGGGTATAGAGTGGAATATCACCATCAAACTGCTTGGTTTTGGTTACGCTTGTAGATACATCCATGTCTAATTCTTTAGGGTCTATCCACGCTACTGGTTCATTGTTCATTTAGTCATTCTTTCAATGTTACGGTTTGTTGCTGATTCTGTACGCCAGGCTTCAAATCTCATCTTGGCTGCTTCCAACTGCCACCTAAGCGCTTCTGTTTCCTCAGTCGCAAGACCAATGGCCTCACATAACTCCTGATAAGCCTGCGATTTATACGCATCCATCTCTTTGCCCCCAATCGTTGTTGCTTCTGACTTAGACATTTCAATAGCTTTAAGGCTATGTTTAAATGCCTCGAATTGTGCGAGGTTTCCCTTTGCCTTTGCATAATCTGGCGCTTTCTTGAAAATGAAGTCGATTGCATCATTTGGGTCATAGTCTTTCATTTGAGGTTCATCCATAAACCGATTTGGGCTGCTGCGTAACCTAACCATATAAATGCGTTAGATGGCGACCCTTTAAAGTATTGTGCAAGGCCTACTACTAAATACCCAAGCCCTGTTGCTGCGACAATGTATCTTTCAATATCCATTTTCCCCATTCTCCCCTGTTTCCTAAAGCATACTGCTGTTGATAATCCGCAAAATATTGGTGTAAAACTTGTTTACCAATAATGTATTCTCTAAACCACTTTAAACCTTTTTTGTGTCGTAAATTACACAAAAATCTTACAGCACAGCGATGTTTAGCTTCCTCATACATTTTTGTTTTAAGCTGTCATAAGAGTCGTAACCAGTACCCAAGACACCCAACTCCCTTGCTTTAGCTTCAATACCTTCGTTAGAAAACATCCACTTTTTGTCAATCTTTTCTTTCTTAGGTTCTATTACNAATTCATCTTCCCATCTTTCCGCATTTAACCATGTAGAAGGATGGGGGATAAATTCTAACTCAGTTTCTTTTGTTCGCCAGTATTGGCAATGTGTGTCAATAGCTTTTGCAGCCATAAGTTGTTGTTCTGCGGAAAGTTTTGCCCAGGCTTTTCTTGCAGTTGCTTTAGCAATTTTTCGTGGATATAAAGACCAGAATTCATCAAACATTACTCCCCCTGTTGAAATACTTGTTGTTGGATGATTACAGTTTCTTATTATTTTGCGGGGATGTCACTAAGTAATTTCCCTAGTGTTGTATTAAAGGTACTAGATACTTATAGTCTTTAAATAATACTTCCAAGAGGTTTAAGCACACCTAGCCTACCTAGGTTTGCCTTCAAATGCTTCCATTGAGGAATCGCATCACCCGCCAGTCGTTCATGGTATAGGCACTAGCTTCGCCACCTATATTGCGCTGTTTCAACCATTACCCCCAGTAGCGCTATCAATCCTATCCCCTGGTATGTCGTTAGAGCCTCGAGATAGGAAAATGAGTTTACTCCTCCTCAGAATCCTTTTGCAAGCCGAATGCGTTGTTTTTCAGCAACTCAGGCCAAATTAAAAAATAATTATTTGGAAATAAGTCTTGACGGGTAACTAAACCATGACTTTCAGTTTCAATCCTAGCGCCCAAAAACATAAATTTATCGCTAGGTATACCTCTAATACGCCAGTTNGAAACGGCTGCTGGGTCAACTTTGCACATTCTAGCTACCTTTGCAGTACCACCTAACAGGTCAATAATTGCTGTNTCTGAAAGTTTTANTTTTGTGTCCATTCACGAAGTTTAACTTAAATGTTGTTTATTTGCATAGGCTTTGCTTTTTTTGTTTTCTTCTGTTAATATTCTTTTATAGCAATTTTGCTATGCCATTCAAGGGGATTTAAATGGGTGAATTAAACCAATTAATGTTAGAACACGAAGAATTTTTAGAGTCATCGTTAGATGACATGGAGTTTGGCGGTGAGTTAAGCCAAGCGCAAGTAGATTGCATACGCCAAGCGTGCGGCAAACCAAAACACAATGTAGTTCTTAAAGAATTATTTAATGACTTTGGCACAATTTTTGGAGGTGCAAAATGATTAAAGCATTTGATGTGCGTTGGTTAGAACATGATGAAACAGTTATTACTTATTCATCTGAATTTCAAGAACAGGATTGGCTTATGAAAGCTGACATTCTTAAAGATGCAATAGGAATTTTGACAGAAGAATATGATGCTGTTTTGCACAAACATAGGGAGAAAAATAATGCAACAGTCTGAAAGCATTGCTAACTTAGCAAAAGCACTATCAATCGTACAAGGGAAACTAACCTATGCTGTTAAAGACTCTGCTAATCCTTTTTTCAAAAGTAAGTACGCTGATTTGGAGTCTGTGTGGGATGCTTGTCGCAGTTTATTGGCTGAAAACGGCCTCTGTGTTATGCAATTCCCTGGCGAGTTTTTTGAAGGATGTATGTCGTTAAACACAATACTTTCTCATTCATCTGGCGAATGGATTGGTCAAGAGATGTCTGTACCTGTTACAAAGCCTGACGCACAAGGCGCTGGGTCGGCTTTAACTTATATGCGTAGATACGCATTAGCAGCAGTAGTAGGAGTAGTACAAGCAGACGATGATGGTAATGCCGCTTCGTCACCTAAACCCGTAGTAAAAGCAAAGGAAATTTAATCATGGCTTATGTACCAAAAGAAGGTTCTGGGAGTTTATTTAAAAATGACCGCAAAACGACTGAAACTCACCCAGACTATACAGGCAGCATTATGGTCAATAACCGTGAATGTTACTTATCTGCGTGGGTTAAGGAAGGCACAAAGGGCAAGTTTTTTAGCGTATCTATTGGCAAAGAAAAACAACCTAAAGGGTTTACTCCTAACGGTAATGCTGAGATGCCAAAAAATACCATTGAAGATTCAGACCTACCTTTTTAGGAGATAGCCATGCTAAGTCATATCAAAGATGTTATTAAAGATAAAGCTACAATTTCTACAGAACCTTTTGGGGTAGATGAAGAAAGGCAGTTAATATCATTTGAGGTTAATGACTTAGCTGCCATCATCAGGGATGTAATACAGACCTGTGCCGATTGTTGTTTAAATACAACAGATAGAGATTCAATTTTAGAGTTACTTAATTAGTTATGCAAATAAGGGGAATTTTATGTCACAACATTGGTATTGCGCCGAAACGGGCCAACCCAGATATACGACTGTCAGTAAAAAAACTGGAAAAGTCCGCAATACTACACTTAGAGATGCCAAAGCTGCGCCAGGAACGCTTGTTCCAAGCGTCAGCACTATTAACGGACAACTATCGAAAGACGGCCTTAATACCTGGTTGCAATCTGAAGCCGTAAAAGCTGCATCAGAAAACCCNAGAGGTCTGCAAGAAGAAGAAAAAGAATATGTAGATAGGATTCTTTATATTGCAAAGCAAAAATCCCAAGAAGCCATGACTAGGGGAACTCTTATACATGACTTCATAGAAGCCTATTACAACCAAGAATACCTGCCAGACATGCCTACCTATGTCCGAAAGGTAGATGAGGCTATAACAGCCCATTTTGGGGTTCAGATGTGGATTCCTGAACAGTCTTTAGTTAACCAAGAAGGCTATGGCGGTAAATGCGATTTATATTGCAAGCCACGCCATGACTTTGATGGGGTCGTAATTGACTTTAAAACTACGGAGAAATCCCCTGGTGATTTAACACCCTACCTAGAGCATACCCTACAATTAGCAGCTTACAGAGAGGTTCTAGCCCCTTCTGCACGATGCGCCAATGTCTACATTAACGGCACTACTAATGAAGTTGCAATCTACGAACACAAAGAACAAGACATTAGGGATGGGTATGAAATGTTCTTGGCCTTACTCAAAATATACAAACTCAAAACTGGGTTAAACTAATCAAGAGGCGGCAGATTGGCTATCCCCTTTGCCAAACCAAACACATCACGGAGTGTTCTGTCGCCTCACCTTATTCTGGGCGTTAAGCCGTCAATGTAGGATGCAGTAATTGGGTAATTTTGCGGCTTTCTCGCCCATTGACAGCAACTGCCAAATACAGCCCAAAAGTGCATGAAATTTCAATAAAAAATCATGCAAAAATACAACACTTAGGGTTTATCCCTATATTAAAGTGCAT